AGCGATAGGGCGTGGCCGTCAGACCCACCACTTTAACCATTGGATTGCACACCTTCAGATCGGCAATAAAGCGATTGTATCGCGTCTCAGTATTCTTGGGCAACAAGTGCGCCTCATCAATCAGAACCAAGTCTGGCGCTGGCACGATGTCATACGCCCTCTCCCAGACCGACTGGATGCCAGCAAAGGTGATGGGGCGGTCTAAGACCTTCTGCTTCAGTCCCGCACTGTAGATGCCGAAATCAGCCTCTGGGTACAATTCCAGCAGCCCCTTCGATCCCTGCTCCAGAAGCTCTTTTACGTGCGTGACAACTAGAACTCTAGTGTCAGGATAGCTCATCGCATCTTTAATTATTTGAGCTATGATAGCCGTCTTTCCCGATCCAGTGGGGGCCACGATTAATGGATTATTACCCGCCTTGCCTGCCCAGTAGTTGTACAAGCCATCGACAGCTTCTTTCTGATAGTCGCGTAATTCAAAGGTCATGGGAAACTCTTTCTCTCAATTCTTCGCTATTGTCTTGGTTGCGAATGACGCCATGTGGGGTCTGATACTCCACGAAATCATCGCCAGCGTCTATGATCTCCCAATCGCTTGGCACCATGAACGGATTAAAGAGATGCCCCCCCGCGCCCTCCTTGCGGCTCCAAGTGCCGTCTTTTTCTGGGGTGCTGTGCGCGTCCGTCCGATCATTAACTTCTGGCAATTCACCGCCGTGACAAATCGGAATATAATTGCAAAACCGACAGGCAAACTTTGACGGGTCGTGGCTTATTTTAGACGGTGGCTTTTCGTCAAAGATAATATTGCTGGCTTTGCTGATCAAAAAATCACCCTCTGCCCGATCCCGCTTGATCCGCTCAGAATAAATCTCATCTGTGTTTTTGTTCACGGCAAAGAAATAACAACGATCAATGTCAGCCAAGTGCATCCCGACTTGGCACTGCGCCCAGTAAACGGGCTTACTGATCCTGACGCCTTTCATCTTTGTTTGGGCAAACGACTTGTCGTTCATCGTCTTGAACTCCAGCGTATGCGGCTCTGCACTCTCTGGGAAACCAATTCCAATGCCGTCTAGGCTCAATCCAAAGTGACCCCCGCAGGCCGTGTAATTTATCTGTCGGCCTGTCTCTGGATCGACCTCCCAGACCTCGACCCCAATTGCCCGAAGGTTTGCCACGATCCGCTCTTCCTCGCGGTCGCCCGTCTCAAACAGGCGCAGCATACGCCCCTCAAATCTCTGTGAGCTTGCGTGTCGAAACTGATACCAGAGCGCCCGACTGCACGGGTTGCCTATCTGGCTCCCCCCAAGATGCGGCCTGTGGCCGTTATCGCGGCTTGCCTCGTAGTGTTCGTAAATGGCCTGCACTGTGGGCGATGGATTGTATTTATCAAGGTTCATCTCGGCTCCTCTCTATTTGTAAAATGGGGCAGCAAAAGCCGCCCCATCGCAAAATAGATTATCGCTTCCAAGGTGGTGCTGCCGCCGCCGCTGGAGCCGCCGCAGGGGCCGCTGTAACAGCGCCGTTGGTTTTGGCACCTGAGTAGCCCTTGATCTCATTGCTGGCGCTGTACTGACCATCTGCGGCTTTAACTGCCACCTTCACCACCAGAGGCTTGTCGTGCAGTTCGCTGCTGTCGCGTGGCGTCATAACTCCTATCGCGTGGCAGATGGCCGACAGAGTGCGCTGGGCGATCTCAGTTGCAATCTGGTTCGGATTGTTGAGGTTCAATCGATCTATCAATTTGCGGCCAGCGTACTGGCCCTCGACAATCTCCAGACCAAGCTGCAAATAGCTGCCAGTCATAGCCTTAGTCGGCTTCTCCTCGCTCTCGACAATTACTGCCGAATAGTTTCCCGCTGGTAGCGGCTCATATGTTGCGGCTGGTTCAATAGCCGCTGCGTTAAATCCGTTCAGTTCCATGTGAGTTTTCCTTTTCTACTCTGCTACAAAATCTGCAAATGGGTTGCGGTCAAACGTGAATGCCAGAGGCTCACTGATGTTAAACCGATTTTTCGTGACGCTCGACGCCTGTGGGTGGCAGATGATCTCTCGCTCCCCCGTCGAGATCGCACGTTTCTTGTCGCCATCACCGCCACGAACAAATGTCTTCAGCCTGATCATGCCCACCATGTCGACATTATCAGTGTAATGAGGGATCGACTTCTTGTGCATCCGCACGGTGTATCGTGCGTAGCTTTCTTGATCTGGCAGGTCGAGCATCTCAGTATCGGCATGGCCGATAAAAATGACGTTCATTCCTTTCTCGTAGGCGAGTGATCCCGCCCAGTCTCTGATCTGCCGGTGCCTTTCAGCCGCCGTGCTATAGCCAGCGCCGTAGCCGCCGCCAGCTTGATTAATCGACTTGGCTTTTGGATCAGCCGCGACAATCTCAGCCTCGACCATCGTCGCAAGCTGGGTGATCGAATCAATCACCAGCGTCTTGTGGTCGTGCGTCTGTGTGGCAAGCGCCTCAATCGCGTCCAGCACGTCCTGCGTGGACGTTGCCAGTGGAAACAGGCTTACGTTGTCATTGCCGGTCAGACTGGCTGTGCCGTCCTCCGTGCGAATGAACACCGGGCTAGGCCACATACTAGCCAGTGTAGTCTTCCCCATTCCACCTTCGCCAAAGAGGGTTGCTATAATCGGACGCTGTCCCGATGGCTTGCTCAGTGTTTTAAGATCAATCGCCATTATAATTCTCCCATTCTACCTGTGCCATACTTTTTCTGTCTGCTGCCAACGATGACATCTCTTTCAAAATTGCCTCTTGAGTTTCAACAACGTGCAGAAAATCGTATCCATCATGGACGTTATTAAAGATCAACAATGATTTATTGCCGTTTAAATCTTTAACATCACCGCCCCATGTTTCTATCATTTTAACATGATCAAAATTAACAGTGACAATATTTGTCCTTCCTTCAATTTTTGATCTCAAACGAACCCAACAAGCCATTACTCAATTCTCCATGCCCGAAAGCTGCCATCGTCCTGCTGCTGGCAACGCACCAGCATCCCCATGCGCTTTCCCGTGTTGCGAATTGATGTGGCTTGCGACTGCTCATCGACAACAACGCTGTCTCCAACGCTCATTTGATTAAGCAAATCTTTCCACTTGCCCGATCTGTCCCGCGAGGGTGCCGTCATTGGCACCCCCTTTTCGATCTTAAACATTACCAATCTCCCTTAAATACTTTGGCGAATACCTCGTCCAAAATTTCATCTATGCTGCGGTTCATTCTGCAAACTCCAAGTCTGGGTGGTCGCGCCACCTGTTCAATTTTCGCTCTAACCTGATCTGGTCTGGACTTTTACTTTGGCCGTCCATCACAGTGACGGAGGCCAGAGAAACAATCAGCATTTCAAGCTCGACATCAGTGAGGCTCATCACACCACCTCAATCTTTACGCCGATTTTGCCAGCTTTGGTTTCAAAGGCAGGCGCGATCTTGGCCCACAACTTTGGCTCATTAGCCAACAAATAGCGGCAACCAGCACTGTCTGCGCTGATTACTGTCTTTACTGGGTGCAAGTGCGTTGGGATTTTCTTGGCAACCTTGTCCCAAACGATGGCGTCAATTTTACGGCTGACAGGCTGTGTCAGCGTAACCTTGTGGCCGTCCAATTTGTGGGAGATGCTGCCCTCGTCTTTGACTTCTAGGGCCGCTGCGATCTGCTCTTCAATCGCGTGGCGCTTTGCTGTCAGCGCCTTTTCTTCTGCCTTAATTGCCAGCCAATCGACGGCAAGAATATCGACATTGATATTGTCCATTTCGTTCTCCATTTTTTCACATTCACTTTTTCTACAAGACGATCTTTACTAAATGGTTTTGAGCATGTAAAGCTCTTTTTTGAAATAATGCAAAATTGGAGACCACAATGGACAATATGATACCTCTTGAGACGATACGGGACGCCCTGCAAGATCGACGGCTAACCGTTGTCGCACAGAAATCTGGGCTGTCGCACCCCACCGTGAAGGCCGTGCAGCAGGGCAACGAACGAATCAGTTTGAACACTTGGAGGAAATTGTCAGAATATCTCACCGTGTATAAATAAAAGGTCAAAAAAAATGACAATAAAAGTGGAAGAGTATTGCGAGAAGCTGGGCTGGTATCTGGTTACGATACCCGCTGGCACGAAAGGCCCAACCCGCTTTGGATGGCAGAAGCCAGAGCAGGCACTGTCTGATCCAGAGAAGGCGCGTCTGTATTACGAGCAGAACCCCACCCATAATGTGGGGCTGTTGC